TAAAGAAGCACGTGAGTGGCGTGAACAAGTAGATCCGTGGTGGGCAGAACGTTTAAGCATGCCTACACTTACTCCACGTTGGGTATTACAATACTGGGGTACAGAAGTTTGCCGCAAAGGCTTTCATGATGATATTTGGATTGCTAGTTTAGAAAACAAACTACGTAACTCTAAGGATCATGTGGTGATTAGTGATTGTCGTTTCCCTAATGAAATTTCCAGTATTAGAAATGCAGGCGGACAAATTGTTTGGGTACAACGTGGTGAGTTGCCTGACTGGTATGATATTGCTGTAGAAGCAAATCAAGGCAGGAACATTGCTATCAACGAATTAAAAATGCGTAAAATTCATGCAAGTGAAACTGCTTGGGTTGGTACAGAATTTGATGATATATTAGATAACAACGGAACTATCGACGAATTATACAAACAGGCCAAGGGCTTGTTGACTGTAGAAAGTAAAATTATCCTTCCGCAAGACTGTTAAAAGTCAGCAACAAGGTCGCCCTGTTTCCACGCAATACCTTCTTTACCTAAAACTTGAGCACAATTACAACAAACAGTTTTTAGGTTAGCAGGGCGACAATTGTTCAAATCTCCATCTACGTGAAACACTCTAAACACTTCCTTGTGAGGTGATTTAAATCCGCACTTCTCGCATTGCTGTTTTAAACGATATCCTGCCCTGTACCAACGAGGTATACCATAGTTAACTCCGTTAGCCATACATATTTCACATAGACTACGATAATAGACTTTGTTATTCTTCTTGTAATTAACAGCTTTAGGCCGTTGCCCGCACTTGCAAAGAGGTCTCATATACATATTTAAACCTTTTCAGCCCCTTTTTCATTGGTTATAACAGACTATTTTTCCAATATCCAGGTAAATACTTTGAGCAACTATTACCAGGAGAAAATGGGATGGCACTACAATCACCAGGCGTACAAGTTACGGTAATCGACGAGAGTTTTTATACACCAGCAGAACCTGGTACTACACCTCTTATCGTAGTAGCAACAGCGCAAGATAAAACAAATGGAGCAGGCACTGCCACAGCTTCAGGAACAACAAAAGCAAATGCCGGTAAGGCATTTAAAATGACAAGCCAAAAGGATTTAGTAGATTACTTTGGCGTACCGTTTTTTGAGAAAACAGCTTCGTCTAACCCAATACACGGTGGCGAGCGTAACGAATACGGCTTATTAGCAGCGTACAGCCTACTTGGGGTATCAAACGCAGCATTCATCGTTCGAGCAGACGTAGACTTGGCACAATTACAAGGTCAAGCAAGCGCCCCGGGAGCAGAACCTACAGATGGATACTGGTGGATTGATTCTAGCACTTCAGTTTGGGGTATCCAAGAGTGGAATGGTAACTTAGCCAGCGTAACAGGTGGCCAAAAATTCACTACAAAAACTCCATTGGTAATTACTGACGCAGAAGCAGCAACTAAATTAAGCAGTGGTGTTCCACTTGGTTCAGTTGGTTCTATTGGCGATTACGCATTAGTGTGCCAAGATGCTGATACAGATACAACAGCAAGATTGTATTATAAATCATCAGGTAACGGAGCATATGGTTTACCGTCAGGCTCATGGGTAGTAGTTGGTAGCCAAGATTGGAAAGCTGGTTTAGCAGTTGCTGGTGGCGGATCATTTACTAAAGGTACAGGTACAGGATCAGGCTTTACATTTACAATTAACGGCACAACAATTACTATTGCAGACAGCGATGCAATTGCAGACGTTAACACAAAAATTAATGGTGCAGTTGGATTAGCGGGCGCATCGGGCGCTGAAGGTGTTACTTCAAATGTAGTTAGCAGCAGATTGTATGTTTATACAGACGGTACTGTTAACAGCAACTCAGTTGTAATTGCAGGTGACATTGACGATTTAGCCAGCATTGGTTTAGTTGCAGGAACATATTATGGTCCAACTTTACAACAAACACCGCATACACAAGTTCCACAGTGGAAACGCACAAGCGATACACAAAACAACGGTCGTGCAACAGGCTCTGTATGGGTTAAAACAACAGAACCAAACGGTGGCGCACGTTTAAGAGTTAAACGTTGGAGTTCAGCTACAGCTTCTTGGGTTTCATATGAGTGCCCAATTTATGCTAATAACGCAGCAGCGTTATACTACCTAGATCGTTCAGGTGGCGGCGCAGGGTTAGTAGCTAACGACTTATATCTTAAATCAAACAACTCTGAAGATGGCGGTACAGATGTTACTCCAGAAACAGCAGTGTTTAATTTCTTTAAGAGAAAAACAACAGGTGTAACAACAATTACTTCAAGTATTGTTACTACAATCGGAACTAACTTACATGACTTTGATTTAGCAGAAACTATTGCTGGACAACTAGCACTTAATAGTTCAAAGAATATCGAAGTTGACCTTAACAACAACGCAGCTGACGCAGAATTGATTGCAGCAGCAATTAACGCTGCTGGATTTACAAATCTTGAAGCAGGCGTAACTAGCGATAATCGTATAACAATTACGCACAAACTAGGTGGTGATTTTAGATTCACAGCTGGTACAAGCAGCTTTATAGCAACATTGTTCGACGGCAAAACAAATGTATACGCAGCTCCAGCAGGTGACGCAGTATACAACTATGTTGGTTCTAACTGGGCACCATTAATTGATGACACAGTTCAATTTACAGCAAGTGCTCCGTTAAACGAGCCAGCAGACGGACAACTATGGTACAATCCAGAGTTTAGTCAAGTTGACATTATGGTTCACAATGGTGAGATTTGGGTTGGTTATAACAACAATGACAACGGCGCAGGTGTTGGTGCTAACAATGCTCCAATCGTTGCTGCTTCAAACCCTTATGATGCGGCTTCAACAGAAGCAGGCGATTTGTGGATTAGCACAGCTAATTTAGAAAATTATCCAACAATCTATCGTTACAATCCAAACCTAAGCGGTGCAGCATCAACAAAATGGGAATTAGTTGATAAAACAGATCAAGTTACAGAAAGCGGTATCTTGTTTGCAGATGCACGTTGGGGCGACGCAGGAACAGTGCTTCCGTCAGAAACAACTACAATTGCAGATTTGTTAATTTCAAACTTTGTTGACTTTGACTGTCCAGATCCTGCACTATATCCACAAGGTATGTTGTTATGGAACACACGCCGTTCAGGTGGCAATGTTAAGAAATACCTAAACAGCTACATTAACCAAGCTGGTGACAATCCACGTTACAAAGCATCATTTAACGATGCAGGCAATTATCCAACAAGCGGCGACAGCATGAGTGCTTACGCTACTGATCGTTGGGTAACAGCAAGTCCAAACAACGAAGACGGTTCAGGTACATTTGGTCGTCACGCACAACGAGCAGTTGTAGTAGCAGCACTTAAGAGTGCAGTTGACACAAGCTCAGAAATCCGTGATGAAGAAAGACGTAACTTTAACTTAATTGCTGCTCCTGGATATCCAGAGCTATTAAGCAACTTAGTTAACTTGAACATTGACCGTGGCTTAACAGCGTTCGTAGTTGGTGATTCTCCATTCCGTTTAGCAGCAGATGCTACAACATTAACTAACTGGGGTACAAACGCAGAACTAGTAACAGACAACGGCGACAAAGGTCTTGTAACATATGACGAATACGCTGCTGTGTTCTATCCAAGTGGTTTCACAACAGACTTAGGTGGTTCTAACGCAGTTGTTCCTCCAGCACACATGATGTTGAAAACAATCGCATTAAGCGATAATGTTTCATATCCATGGTTTGCTCCAGCAGGTACACGTCGTGGCGGTATTACCAACGCAACAGCAGTTGGTTATATTGATGCACTAAGCGGTGAATTCCAAACTGTAGCATTAAACGAAGGACAACGTGATACGTTGTATGATTTAAAAATTAACCCAATTACATTCTTTAATGGTGTTGGTTTAGTTAACTATGGTCAAAAGACTCGTGCAAGAAACGCTTCTGCATTAGACAGAATCAACGTGGCACGTTTAGTTGTATATCTACGTAGCCAGTTGAACAAACTTGCTCGTCCATACATTTTTGAACCAAACGATAAGATTACACGCGATGAAATCAAACAAGCAGTTGAGAGTTTATTGCTTGAATTGGTAGGATTAAGAGCACTGTATGACTTTGCAGTTGTTTGTGACGACAGTAACAATACACCTGCAAGAATTGATCGCAATGAATTGTATGTAGACATTGCAATTACTCCAGTCAAGGCAGTTGAGTTCATTTACATTCCATTACGTGTCAAGAACACAGGAGAGATTTAAAAATGCCTATTACCTCATTAAATAACATGACAGTTCCAACGGCTGGAGGTACGCAAGTACTTCTAATGCCGAAACTGAAATATCGCTTTAGAGTAACTCTCCTAGGCTTTGGTGTTTCAGCAGCAACAGAACTTACAAAACAAGTTGCAGACGTAACACGTCCTAAAGTAAACTTTGAAGAAATTGCTTTAGACGTTTATAACAGTAAAGTTTATCTAGCTGGTAAACCAAGCTTCGAAACATTAACATTGACACTACGTGACGATGCAAGTGGCGAAGTACAAAAACTAGTTGGACAACAAATCCAGAAACAATTCGACTTCCTAGAACAAGCATCTGCACGTTCTGGTATTGATTACAAGTTTACAACACGTATCGAAGTATTAGACGGCGGAAACGCTGCTCTAACACCAAACGTTCTAGAAACAATTAACTGCTATGGTTGTATTGTTATGAACGCCGACTACGGTGATTTGAACTATGGTACTAACGAAGCAGCAACAGTAGCATTAACCATCCGCTTTGATAACATGGAGCAATGGGGTGCTGGTGCAGCAGGAGTTGGTGTTGGTATTGGTGCAACAGTTGGCAGAACCCTTGGCGAAGCTATTACTGGTGCTGGTACACAAACAGCTTAATACAGCAAATACAAGAAACCCGCTTCGGCGGGTTTTTTTGTGACATAAATATTGTATGGCCAATAAATTCACACGTTTTCTAAATGACTTCTCGCAAGGACTTGTCAAGGGTGTTACTAACCCTAAGGGTATTGCCTCCAACTGGCAACACGCTACAAAGCTGTTTATCGATGACACATATCGATTGTCGCCTAGAACAAAGTTCATGTTCTATGTTCGATTTGAATTGGACAAGACTGCAATGCGAGCTCCGAGCTTTGAACAACGACACAGTGACGAAGTTGGCTTATTGGTTAAGAGTGCTGATTTACCTAAATTTACATTTGACAGTGTAGTTAAAAATCAGTACAACAGAAAAAAACTTCTTTACAAACAAATTAATTACGATGCGGTTAATCTTACATTGCACGATGACAACGCCGGAATTGTAAACGCATTATGGGCAGTGTATTACGGTTATTATATTGGAGATAGACAAAATCCAATGTCTGCGTATGGAGCACTACATCTACGCCCAACTAAGTCGCCGTTGGACAATTTTAGATACGGATTAGACAACGATATTACAACACCAATGTTTAAATCTATTTCAATTTATACATTAAGTCGTAAACGTTTCTTAGGATACACATTGGTTAATCCAAGAATTAAATCTTGGAATCACGGCAGTGTTGCTTATTCGGAAAGCGGAACATTAGAAAGTCAAATGACTTTAGAATATGAAGCAGTGAAATATTCTGCAGGCAATGTATCATTTGGCAATCCAAAGGGATTTGCTACATTACATTATGACACAGTACCGAGTCCATTGAGTGTTGCAGGTGGCGGAGTAAGTAACCTAGCAGGTGACGGCGGAGTACTTGACGGATTAGAAAGTATATTTGGTGATATATCTAACGGTTCAACATTTGATAGCTTTGGTGGATTCTTAGGTACTGCAATTAAAACAGTTAACACATATAAGAACTTTAAAGGTCTTACTAAAGAAGGTCTTAAAAACGAAGCAATTAATATTTTAAGTAATCCGTCTAACATTGCAACAGCAGTTAGTACAGTTGGCGGCGTAGTTGGGGCAGTGTTTCCAAAGAGCACTGCAAACGAAACATCAACTAAAGCATCACAAAAAACCTGGTAAAATATTATGAGTACAAATTTACCTATTCAAAATATAAATGACAGTGCCGCTGGCACTAAAATATTTTATGACAACTACGGGGTTGAACCTTTAGAATTTGCAGCCACAGATGTTGATGGTGCGGTTGCGTTCTTTGAAAAAAGAGGATTTGACAGAGATGCAGCATTAGTAGTTGCTACTACAATTTTAAAACAAGCAAAATTAGATAATGTGCCAGTTTTTCAATTATTGGATTCATTAGGCAATTTGCAAGAAATGAATATCAGCACATTAGTTGGTGAAATCTTAAACAACAATAGAACACCAACTTCTACACTTGGGTTTAGAACAACTCCGGTTAAACCAAATCAGATTAGAAATATTTTAGCATAATGGCAAAGTTCGCACAGGGCAAATTTGAAATGAAGAACCCTGACAAGTATGTTGGGAAGAAAACTCCTTTGGCTCGTAGTAGTTGGGAATTTGTTTTTATGCGAATGCTCGACGAACATCAGGGTGTTGAAAAGTGGGCTAGCGAGAGTATACAAATTCCGTATCGTTGTCCACTAACAGGCAAGCATACAATTTATGTTCCGGATTTTTTTGTTGTATACAGTGATAAGAATGGCAGCAAACATGCAGAAGTTGTAGAAGTAAAACCTGCAAATCAAACCATAAAAGAACAAGTTGGCAAAAGCCAGTATAATCAACAACAATACGTTAAAAACTTAGCCAAGTGGGAAGCTGCTCATGCTTGGTGCAAACAACAAGGTGTAAAATTCCGTGTTGTAAACGAAAATGATATTTTCCATACTGGCAGCAAACGTAGATAAGTAAAGTATGACTAAAAAATTAGAAGAACTTTTCAATCTTAGCCCAGCCGACGAAAAGCCAGCGGAAGAGCCTGTTGTTATTGAACCAGCTAAACACGAAGAAGTGCGCAGCTTAGATGACAGCTATCGTGCTGTTGCTGAAATTACTCGCGGTTTACCACAAATTAAAGAGCTTGATGC